GATCAGATCATGTCCGGCATGATCGAGAAATCCTCTGCCAACCGCACCGCGCCTGACCTTGGCCTGACGGACAAGGAAACCCGCAGTTTCAGCATGATGCGCCTCATCCGCGCCATGACGATGGCTGCCAAGGGCGAGCGCAAGGCATGGGATGGCGCAGGCTTTGAGCGCGAGTGTTCCGACGCGCTTGTCAAGCGTTACGGCGACTCCCCGAACGGCGGTTTCTTCGTGCCTTACGAAGTCCAGAAACGCGACATGACTGTTGCTGGTACCGGCGGCTACGCCGTTGCCAATGTGCAGCAGCCGGGTTCGTTTATCGAACTGCTCCGCGCCCAGACCGTTGTTGGTCGTGCCGGTGCCCGCATGTTGTCCGGCTTGAAGGGCAATATCGAAATCCCGAAACAGACCGGCGCAGGAACCGCGTACCTGATCGGCGCAGAGGATGACGAAATCACCGAGTCGAACATGACTCTCGGTCAATTGGCACTGTCTCCGAAGACGGTCGGCGCGTACATGGAAATCAGCCGCCTGTTGCAAATGCAGTCCGACCCGTCGGTCGATATGCTGATTATGGATGACCTCGCCAAAGTCATCGGCCTGAAAATCGACTTGCTGGCACTGAACGGCAACGGCGCAGGCGGCCCGGTCGGCATCATCAACACCAGCGGTATCGGTTCGGTGACGGCGACGTCTCTTGACTATGCCAAGGCGATTGAGTTCCAGACCGACGTTGCCAGCGCAAACGCGCTGACGCCAGGTTGCAAATACATCACAACCCCTGCGAAGGCGGCCATCTGTATGCAGCGTGCTCGGTTCTCTAGCACCGACACGCCGCTGTGGACTGGCACGGTTCTGGAAGGGAACATGATCGGCTTTGGCGCACTGACGACCACGCAGCTTTCCGACGGCTTGCTGTTCGGTGACTTCGCGCAGTTGATCATGGCTGAGTGGGGCGTGCTGGAGCTGGCCGTTGACCCGACTGCCAACTTTAAGGCGGGCATCACTGGCATTCGCGCATTCCAGTCCTTCGATGTTGGTGTGCGTCAGGCTGCCGCGTTCTCCTACGGTTCGTCTGTAACCTGATCCTGATTCGCTGACCGGGGTGGAAACACCCCGGAATGCGGAGGACTCATGACACAGGAACCGAGAGAGTTAACGATCATGATTATCCGCCCGATTCGTATGGCCGGGGAGCCAATCGAGGACGGCGCGATTGTCACGGTAGATCGTGCGTTCGCAGTGCAATTGATTAGCGCGGGGAAGGCGGAAGTTGTTGCCGCTATTCCACGCGAAGAAAAACCGCCGCAGGAAGTTCCTGTGACGCAAACGAAGCAAACCAAGCGCGGCAAAAAGCCGCACGGAGCATGACATGAGCAATTCAGATATCTACAGCACGTCCGCCGTTGTTCTGCTTTCACCGGCAGATCACGCGGACACCACCGCCGCCACCGGTTCGTGGGTTGACGTTCGCGCCTATGAGGGCGAACTCGGCTTCATTCAGCAGACCGGAGTTGTTACTGCTGGCACCATCGTTGGTGTGATTCAGCACGCAGACGATGGCTCTGGAACGAACGCAGAAACTCTGGTTTCATTCACGTCGGTTGGGACTTCGACCGACCTTTCGGTACAGAAACAGTCAGCACCAGCGCGCACAACCCGTGGTTATGTGCGCTACCTTGGCACTATCACGACCGGCCCTGCTATCGCTGGCGTCACGATGCTGGCGAAACGCGCAACGGTGTAAGCGTGGCTTTCACCGAGGACTTGACGGAGTTTTTTGATACGGACGACTTCGCGGTTTCTGCAACGGTAGGAGCCGCGACGTTCAGCGTGATTTTCGATAATGCCTATTTGTCCGCAGGTGGTGATGCGTCGGTGGCCGGGACTCAGCCAATGGTAACGGCCAGGTCATCCGATGTGTCTGGTGTTTCGATTGGTAGCACAATGACGATCAACTCTGTTGCCTATGTTGTTACCGGGCTACACCCGGACGGCACAGGGGTGACGGTTGTCATGCTGAGGACGTAATGGCAGACCATCGTGCGGATGACATCATTTCCGCAGTCCTCACGGCGGTGACCGGACTTGCCACTACGGGCGCGAATGCGTTCCGTGGTCGCACCTATGAATTGCCGGAGTCGTCGTTACCGTGCGTGTGCGTGTACCAAGGTGGCGACTTCCCGCTGACGAATACGTCGCCGTGGACTTTCATTGATAGCGAGTTGAGCATTGTCGTTGAAGCCATCGTGAAGGATTCTTCAGCGCAGGCTGAGACAACGCTCAATCAGATACGGTACGAAGTGTCAGAGGCATTGCAGGGTGACGTGACGCTTGGGCTTTCGTTCGTAATGAATACGACGGAAGGTTCCGCAACGATTACTCTTGATGGAAGCACGAACGAGATAGTCGGTCGGATGCGTATGGAGTGGGTTGTTTTGTATCGTCGCCTGCGCACGATACTTCCGCCTGTTCCGTCGGGCGCGTCAATATCAACCGACGGCTATACGCTCACTATTTCGTTTTCTGTTCCGGTTGTTTCTGGAACTCCTGCGCTCGGGTTCACGATTGCAGGCACGACGGTTGATTCTGCCGTAATCAGCGGCGGCAACATCGTCATTACGCTGCCGATGCAACTTATAGGTGCGTCTGTCGGTGATGTTTCCTATGACGATACCGTCGGAAATATTGCAGGCGCAGGCGGCGATGTCGCTTCGTTCGGCTCGCTTTCAGTAACTAACAATTCGACCGCGACAGGATCGTGGTCGTCGCTAGGCTCTACTTCTGTAAGCAATACCGCTCCGTCGATTGCTGCGCTCAACTCTACCGATATTGTGTTCGCAGACCGCGACAACGACGCGCTGCGCCTGTACCGGTGGGGCGGCTCGTCCTGGTCGCTGATCGGGACGCCGCTGTCTGTAGCGATGACGCATCCGGGGGTTGTTGCTCTCAACTCGACGGACTTCGCGTGGATCGACAGCAGCGCGAATGAGCTTCGCACATACAGGTGGGATGGGTCTGATTTTGCTCAGGTTGGCAGCTCTTTTACCGGACTGTCATTGCTTGCCGGCCCGCAGGGGCTTGCTAGATTGAGCGCCACCCGGATTGCGCATGTCAACGGCAACGGCGACACCCTCCGCGCCTACGATTGGAACGGCTCAACGTGGTCACAGGTCGGCAGCGGGTTTGGTGTTAGCTCGGCTGGTAACGTGTCGATCACGGCGCTCAACAGCACGGATATTGTGTTTGTTGACAGTACCAACGACGAATTGCGCCTGTACCGATTCAACGGCTCAACGTGGGCGCAGGTAGGCAGTTCATTTGCAATCGCCAACATTTCTGCTCCTGTTGTTGAGTCTATCAATGGAACCGATGTTGTGTTCTACGACGTTAACATAGACAGCCTGCGCACGTACCGGTGGAACGGTTCGGTGTTCGCCCAGATTGGCAGCAGCCTGACGGTTTCGAGTTCAGGCGGCAGGCCGTGGTTGACGAACATGGGAACTAACCGTGTCGCGTTCGTAGATGATTCCGTCGATCAGATCAGACTGTATCAGTGGGCGTAAGTTAAAAAAACGCAACGCAACGCCGTGATGTACAGGAACAGAATTGATACCGCGCAACGTGCGCAGGAGATTGTGACATGCTGAAAACCCGCGCCGTGGTACTCGCTAAAATCGAGTCCGCCTACAACACAGACCCGACGCCGACGGCGGCAGATAACGCCATCCTGGTTGAAAACCTTGCGTGGACTTTCGAGGGCGCCCGCAGGGCTGAACGAAACGCGGTGAAGCCGACTATGGCCCCGCTCAAGTCGCTTTATGCCGGCTCACTGATTGGCATCACGTTTGATGTGGAAATCAAGGGCAGCGGCGCGGCAGGAACGGCACCGGAGATTGGCCCGCTGATTCGCGGTTGTGCAATGGATGAAACGGTAGTTTCATCGACTTCAGTGACTTACACGCCACTTAGCGACCCTGCCTCGCACGAATCCCTGACGTTCTGGATTTACGAAGACGGACTGCGGTACAAAATCACCGGATGCCGTGGCTCGTTCACGATGAGCATGGCTGTTGCGCAGAAGGGCATGATGTCGTTCAAGTTTGTCGGTCACTTCACCGGCCCGGCAGACGCCACGCTTGTGACGCCAACCTACAATTCGACGGTTCCGCCTGTTGTCATCGGCGCGGCATTCGCTGTTGACTCTTACTCGGCAATCATCACGAAGTTGGACATCGACACCGGCATCACGGTGGCAACGCCTGACAACATCGCGGCGACTGACGGGTACGGTGATATACGCATCACCGGGATGGCACCGACGTTCACCGCAGACCCAGAGGCGGTTCTTGTCGCAACGTATGACTTCATCACCAAGTGGAAGTCGTCGGCCTCTTACGCAATGACAACCGGCACCATCGGAAGCACGGCTGGCAATCGGTACGCGGTGACGGCCCCCGGCGCTGTTTACGGCGAGATCAGCAACGGCGACCGCAACAATATCTTGACGCGAGAGATTAAGGGGCAGTTGGTCGATACGACTACTGACAATTTCCTGTCTATCGCATTTACTTGAGGTTCACATGGCTGCAAGCATTCTCGCTCCGTTCTGGCATGACGCTACCGACGCTGACGGCAATCAGACCGGCGAGCGTTATCAGTTGCGCGGGTTGAAGGCGTTGGAGTTGTTCGATGTGAACGCGCACGCGATTGTGAAGGACGACCAGGTATCTTTCCCAGGCGCGAGCATTAAGGCTGGGTTGATGTGCGGGCTGCTCGGTTGGGAAGGCGTCAACGATGAAAACGGTGCGCCGATTCCGTTCAAGAAAGCGCACATTGAAAACCTGAGTTTTCAGGTCATGTCGCAGTTGTTCGGTCAGATCATGGGCGCGTCTAGCCTTGGAGTTGAAGCAGCAAAAAACTAATCATCGCGGTGGTAGTGGCGCACAACCGCGATAAGTTCAACTGCCGGGCGTGTCCGTACCATCGGCACTGCGATGAATCAAACCCTGCGCCATTCCCGATGTTTGCGATTGAGGATATAGGGTTAGAGTCGCGCACTTGCTTGCTGCCGATGATTAGCGATGATTCACGCGCGCTCATGCAACTGTTCACGCACTACAAGAATGGTTTCATGCCTTTTGCCGGTGGTGTGTACGATCAGCCGGCGGTTTTCGGTGAGGCAATGGCGCTGATAGAATCGCGGGCGCAAAGAATGAAAGGTGACTGATGGCCACGCGGGTTGAGGCAAACTATGTTCTGACTGCCAGCGACGAAACGGCGCGGGCTTTTCGGTCTGTGGAAAACAACCTAAAGGGCGTCCGAGAGGAAACTGCCCGCGTTGGGAAGGCGGCATCGCTCGGCTTCAAGTTGTTCGTCGGCGGCGAGTTGCTGGAAGGGCTGCGCAAGTTGGGCGGTGCCATGTTCGACGTGAAGAATGCCACGAACGCCATCGACGCCGGGCGCATTCAGAAGATGCGCGAGTCTACGGCGGCGGCTGGCAAGGCGTTTGCTGGTGTGGCCGCTACTATCGGTTCAATGCTCGCGCCTGTCATTGAACGCCTATCAAATTGGTTTGTGAAGGCAGTCGGTGACGGTGAAGGGTTGAAGCGGTTTTTTCATGCGCTGTTCGTCGGGCTTGTGCGCGGTGTCGGCATATTTGCCGACGCATGGCGAGGCATGGAGATTGTGTGGGCTGGCCTGAAAACTCTGTTCTGGGGTTTCGTTGGTTCGATGACTGACGGACTGCGCCAATGGGATAAGGTGTTTGTTGACGTTGCGAACAAAATCCCAGGGGTTAACCTGAAGTATTCAGAGGCCATCGGCCAGATGGCGAAGGAAAGCAAGGCCAACCTAGAGAAGAATCGGCAGGAGATGGTAGACCTGCTGAAAAAGCCGCTTCCGTCTGACGCCATGCTTGCGGCTGTTGCGCAGATGGATAAAGAGACTGCGGCATATAAAGCGGCGGCTGATACTCGCGTACAGATCAAGAAGGAAGAACACAAGCAGATAAACGAGGAAAACGAGTTCCAAGGAGAGATAGTCATTACCAAGTTGCGCGGTTCTGACGCTGAAGTAGCCGCAGAAGAACAGGCCATAAAGGAGCGAATGCACAAAGACCGG